TGCCCGTATGACGCAGCAGCACTCGCTTGTCCATCCAAATCTTGCCACCGATGTCACGCCAGTTTTCACAGAACGTCCAGTCTTCGCTGTAATACCTGTTCTGACGAACAGCAGTATCAAAGTAGGTTTTCAGATGCTTGTCATACTTCGGATCAAGTCCGATATCGTTCACGTATTGCTTCACCGCAGGGTGAACTTTCAACTTCTCAAACACATGCTTCTTCATCAGCAGAAAGCCTGTTCCTGCCTTGGATACTTCTTGCAGTTGATCAGGGCCTTCTTCGGCTCCTTCAAATCCATTGACAACCCACTTGATCGGCATTGTCTTCATTGGGTATAAGCCGCCGATAACATCAACGTCACGGTTCAGCAATACCAACAAGTGCCATGGTTCCCAACCAATGTCCGCATCAACGAAAAACAAGTGAGTGGCATCTGGCATATCCAGAAACTTCGCCGTGAGTGTGTTTCGTGCGCGACTGATCAGTGATTCATTGACCATTGTTTCCAGGGTCCAATCAATACCAAGTTGTCGTGCTGTGTTTGCCCACTTGATGAAAGACATGAATGTGGATTCAGTGAGCATACCGCCGTAGCATGGCATGGCGATGTGGACACGGGTTGTTTTCAGGAAGTCAACGTTGACTTGAACGGTGCCACCTGGGGGTGCTGCTGGATCGGGTGCTGGTGCTGCCTCCGGCACGATTTCTTGTAGTTGCTCAACTGGGATAGTTGCTTTTTCTTTGGGTTTCTTAGTTGCCATGTGGTCCTCTGTAGATGAAAATATTTACTCTACCACGGACCTCACGAAATATTTCCACGCTACAAAAGGGCGTTCAGGGGGATTTGTTTGACTTGACTAAACGGCTTGATTGGTTTGGAAAGTTGTGGATCTTGCTCGTCCGATTGGGTTTCAATCATATTTGACATACCCTGTGCCTTTATTGACTTTTCTTCCCAAATTTCTTTGCCTTGCCAGAATGCTTCGCCATCGCCAGTTTGTGCGTCACTCGGGTGAACATTCCCCACTAATTTCTTGGCAAGATCATACATTTTAGTGGCAATTCCTTTGCCACGGTATTGTTCGTCTACGTGAACTTGCTCACCTTTATATCGCGGATTATCCGGAGAGCCGTAATTTACAAAGGTTGCCGCTCCAATTGGTTTGTCATTGCTCATGGCGTTTACCCGAAGAGTCTGGTCATTGGTAAATTCATGAGAAAGTGTGACACCACCCGAGACCATTTCCTTCAACTTTTTCAGCATCTTGATTTTTTGTTCTGTGGTGCCTTCTTTGAGCAGAGGACGCATCTTCCCAAGACATTCCTTTACTTTGACCTTATTCTTCATACGACTTTCTGCCTTACGCATCAGATCCAATACTTCCTTATCACTGATTTGAGGACTCATTGCCCCACGCCATACGGCAAACTTTTTCTGTTCGGATGCTGCAGGATCCATGAGGATTTCGCGCATTGGTGTGGCGCGTGGGCCAGCAGTGTTTTTACCAGGATCATTTGTTTGTTGACGACTGATAACTCTCATGTCATCAAAGCCGAGTGACTTGAACACCATCTCACCGGTCTTGTTAGGGCGAACCAAGAATTGGAATGCCTGAACTTGGTCTTGTCCTACGACAACTACTGCCCTTCGGTATCCTTGCTGATTCAGATTCTCCAACACTTTGTTGAGAGTGGACATATCATCTGTTGCCACTTGGAATACATTCTTGAACTGCGGGAATACCTTGCGATAGATGGCCAGTTTCTCTTCTGGAAACAACGGATCATCTTTGCCGACGGTCTTACTCACAATGAAATACGGATCCGCGCCCATCTCTTTTGCCTGAGTAAGCACAGCACTTGCCAGAAGCATATGACCACTATGTCCCATACCACGACCCCAGCCGATGACACACGTATCACTCTTGCCGGTCCGTTGAATACTTTCGTCAATCTTCTTAGGTGCCCAGTTCATCTGGTCAATGGCTTTGACGAACTGACCAGGAATGTCGTATTTGAACTTGGTATTAGGATGAGCCTGAGCATATCCTTCTGGTTTCGTTTGTTTCATCCCACCGTGTAGTCCTTGACTAAGCATACCAATCAACTTCATTTTCTCGTTGCCAATGGCCTCTACTGCTCCGAGAGTTGCTTGTAGTCCTGGACCATCAGATGTCATAGCAAGCGCCTTAGCAGGACTCAGTTTTGACTTGGCCCATGCAGGGAAGTCTCGCACCAATCCTTGTGTGCGTAAATGCTGATTCAGGTAATTGTATAACTCGCCACCTGGATTGCTCAGTCCCTTCTTAGGTGCCAGATATTTCTCAATGGCATCTTTGTGAACCTTTAGAAACTGCTCAAGATTTGCCAATCCCTGTTCATCAACCTTCACCGGCTCCTGAACATATGTGGTGCCTTGAACGATGATGCCAGGTTGACTCAGTTGCTCGGCATCAGGGAATCGTTGTTCATCATCTGAACCCATGGACGGGTAGTATCCAGTTGCGGCAACCATCAACTTGGCGTCTTTGATGCGTCTGCCAAGATCACTATCAGCAGGCACATGGAATGTTGTAATATTAGGGGTGAAGTCGTATGTGCCAGTTGCCTTGTTGAACGTTGGCATGGCAGTAGATCCGTCTGGCTTTGTCCCAGGATGAAATAACACTCCACCTTCAATGAATCCCTTCTTGGGACTGATCTTCTCAAAGTATGGCCATAGACTGGCGAACTGATTGGCAAACGCCTGACGCCCTTCGTCTGCACCGCCACCGGTGCCAAGAACAAAGTTCTTCACATCCTTGGGGCTGTTCATCACGGTAGAAGCACCTGATGCGGTTTGTGTCTTACCTGCTTTTAGATATGCCCAGGCATTCTTTGGAATCATATGGAACACACCCTTTTCGTCGCGTCCCCAATAGACAACTGGCATACCGTCCCACTTGAGTTCAATACTGCCGCCGTTGCTACTCATATCTCGCAGTCGTTCAATGGCGTGCATGGCACCATGAAAGCCGTTTGTCAGCACCAAATCTTCAATGTGCTGATACTTACGACCTATCTTAGGTGCTTCGGAGATTAGTTGTCTTATTTTCATAGAATGTTCAAAACTCTTCGGAACCACTCGGTGACAGTGGGTGTTTGTGCTTGCCAACTTGATGAGCCTTTGGCAATGTTGAAAATCTCAGCACGGCGTTTCTCATCAGGAATTGCTGCCATGATTGACTCAACGCTGCCAAGACTTTGTCCTGTGGCATTTGCCCCAAGTAGATACTTGGCAATCTGATCCCAGTCGTCTGAGAGCAACTCCGCCTTCTTTCCTGCAGCATCGCGTTTATAAAGCCCTTCGTCAGGACTCCATAGCATTTTTTGAGATGATGCCAGGGCATTCATCATCATTTGTTTGTTGACGCCTTTATACGGACTTCCCTGTGGTATGTCATGTCTGTGGAACTGAGCCACCTTAGCGGCATTTTTGACAACCTTGATATCAACCTGGTAGAACTTGCTACCAAGAGGGATGCGTGAATGGACTGTGACACCGGCGAGTTTAGTAATGACACCTTTGTCATTGAGATATTTGGCCAATGCTCTACGAGTCATTGATGAGTCAGCAGTGCCGAACTTACTCATCAAAGTTTCTAACTCAATCATGGAGTCAAGATCGTTTGACGGCACCACTTTACCAGCGGCGTCGTGTCTCGGTTTCCAGCAGGAACCGATTACCTCAAGTTTGACACCTAATGGGTTCAGATACTTTTGTGTGACCTCTGACAATGGTTTACCAACGACAGCCGGATCAAAGTTAGTCTGAACATCATCCCAAATATTACCGCCTTCGTTTAGTATAGACATATCAGTAGGAAAGTTTTACAAAGTTTACAATGCCGGCGGCAAAATCTACCACCTTGGCTCGCATATGAACAAAGTTGCCGTCAACATTTGTATACACCGATGCGTTTGATGCAAACAATGGAGCAGAGTTAGCAGCACCATTGGCGTTTGCTTCAAGCGTATACACCCTGAACCAGTCGGCGTCAACTGGGGTTGTTGCCAACGTTGCCTCAATGACGATGTTACCGGTGACGCTATTCAGATTTATGTTCACCGTTTGTAGATCACGGTTACCAAGATAGTATGCCGCAGCGGGCTGTGAATTGCCAGTCACGGTATAGACGTTGGCGTTTCCACCACCATTATATGTGGTCTGAGGCAACAAAATGAGTGTAGTTGCCTGAGCCATTATGCTTTTACCACTTCTACTACTACGCCTGCGGCAACTAACTGTTGGGCTACTTCTTCTAACGCGGCAACGGTTTCGTCGTCGGTAAGAGAAACTTCCTCTGCGTTTGCTTTTACAAGTTTTGAGAACGTAATAACGATTGATTCTGACTGAATTTGGGCCATGATAACTCCTATAGTGTATTTATCAAACGGGCCTTTTTTCCAATTTATAGTGAGAGGAGAGCATGTCACTGAACATCAGTGCCAAAAGAGCATGGGTGCTTGGCTCATCAAATTCAAGATAGAAGTGGTCTGAACAGTATTTCAGGCGCCATTGGGAGTATCCAAATCTTGATG